AGGTGACGATGATTATGAGGGATGGGTATCTAATGACGGTACTAGGCATGACTGGAAGAAAAAGAAACCGTCTATTACCGGTATGTACGAGAATGAGGTTATTCCATGGAAAGGATACCATGACTATGAGTCTATAGTTGCCGCTGAGGACTATTATGGTGTTCCGATGGGAGAGTACCACACCTTCGGGCCGGACGGTGAGGAGCACATCCAGTCCCGCTTTTTGCCACGCTTCCATCCCTTTGGATATTTCAACTCCGGTATGGCCGATGGCAAGAGATATGAGATAGACTCTCGCCTTTTTAGGGTCATGGAGGGATATTGGGTATCCATGAAACCGATATTCTTAATAACTTACATGACGGAGACCGGAATGGTGGATCAGGAGCTTGTGACAGATGAGCTTCTCCCGGAGTTCTTGGAGAAGAATGGTATAAAGAAAGTGAAGAGGGTCATGGCAGAAGCCGTCAGTGATCCTGAGGTGAACACCTATATCTTGGAGTATGTCCCTGAGGTTAGATTTGGCGTTAAGATCACCGGAGGTAATTTAATGGATAAGCCTATATATATCGGTGGGGATCCAATACCTCATCAGATACATGGTGACAGCAGTCTGTATGATTATGTCATTCCGGTTTCTGGATTTATAGGGGCCAGTCTCGCTGATCGCATACAACCGTTCCAGATGATGTATAACCTTGCTATGAACCAGCTATACAATAACGCCGAGAAGGAGATCGGTAAGTTCTTCTTAGGCGACCTGGGATTCTTGCCTACGGAATATAAGGATATGATGGACAAGAAGGGTGCTTTAGCTACTTTTATGCAGATCGTTAAGTCTGTATCGTTTATGGGTGTAGGTGGTAATGATACGAATAATCCTTACCAGAATCCGCAGATGAGTAGCATATATAACCAGTTTGGTGTATATGATCTTACTAATACGGATCAGATAAGATCCCGTATGGAAATGGCTTCTTACGCCTATATGATGGCTTATAGGATGATAGGTATATCCGAGCAGGCAATGGGTCAGTCAACCAGATACGAGAGTTCTACGGGCGTAAAACAGGGGGTTAACGCTACCATGTTACAGACCCAGACTTACTTTAATGATTTCGATGACTTCAAGAAACGGACATTGGATATTCATCTAGCCGTGGCTCAAGTATGCCAGAAGGAAGGATACGATTGGACCGTGATGTACAGGAACAGTGATCTTTCCTTGGCTTACATCAGTCTTACGGATAATAGCTTGTCGTTACGTCATCTTAATGTTATGGCTGTCTCTAATTCCAAGAAACGTCTGGAATTGGAGAATTTGAAACAATATATATTACAGACAAATACGTTAGGTAATGACTTACTTGATATCACTAGGATGATGAGCGCCAACTCAACGGCTGAGATGAATCAGATCGGAAGGGATGCTAGATCTTACGCCGATCGTGTAAGGCAGGAAGAATACCAGAATCAACAGCGACTTGTCCAGCAGCAAGCTGAGGCCGATCAACAGGCTCGTAATGATGAGCATGAGAAGGATAAGGAGCTGGCTTATATCAAGGGCAACTTCGACTTAAGGGGTAAGAGCATAATGGCCGCCGGTCAAGCGGCTAGGACCGAGAACAACTCTGAAGGCATGGATTATGTCGAGGCTATGGCTGATAGGGCTTTAAAGGAAAGGGATCTTGATATCAAGGAAGAGGAGATGAGAACCAGACAGGCTAACGCCGAGGCTGAGCGAAGATCTCGTGAGGAGATGGAGAAAAAGAAGTTGGAATTAAAAGAAAAGGAGATAGACGCTAGAAACAAACGTTCTGATACAGATAGGTTTACGTCGATAATAAACAAGGATTGATTACAAGTTTTGTAAATATTTTTACAAAATCTGTAATCATTTTGGCGTAAAATTCTGTCATATACTATAATGGGTTTGATTTAATTGGTAATTGGATTAATAATACTTTTGTAAAAAGCAAAAAAGGAAATTGTATGAATGACATGGGTGATTTCGCTAAGGGTTTTAAGACCATGAGTGTCGAGGAACTTTTTTACCGTGGTGACGGTGATGGCGATAAGAATAATATCGAGGGTAAATATGATAAGGATGGTAATCCTATAGGTGATACCAAGGAAGAGCCTGCCGACGGCGGAGCGGCTGACGGTGGCGGGGATAAGGGCGGCGATGCTGCAACCCCAGACCCTGATTCCCTTGGCGAAGGCGGTACTGATAATAATAACGTGGTATCAGTGTTTAACGGAAAATCTTTCTTGGAGAAGATGGCTGCCAGAGGTATCATCGACAGTATCGATAACCTTGATATTATGGTAGATGATAAGCCAGTCGATCTTTCTACTATCACAAAAGAAGATGATTTACTTGATATAGTGGAGGGATTGATCAAGGACAAGGCTGATGAGTTGTTGAAAGACAAGGTTGATACCGGCTCGATGTCTGATTTCATGAAGAAGATGATAGAGGTGGATAAGGCCGGTGGTAACGTTGGCCAACTATTAAGCCAATATCAGAGTATTCAGGCTCCGTTGGATAACCTTGATATGAGCAATAAGAATGATCAGCTTGCGGTCATCCAGCATTATTATAAGATGTTAGGTATGCCGGAAGACGAGATAAAGGATAATATGGAGATGATGATTGGCAAGGGTGATGAGTTCATTGAGTCCAAGGCCAATAAGTTCCATGATATCCTGAAAAAGGAGATGGATAACCTTGTCGAGGAGGAGAAGAAAAAATCCGAGAAAAGGAGACAGGAGTTAGTTGAGCAGATGAAGATCTATAAGAAAGGTCTTAAGACGTCTATAAGCTCAGGATTCCAGTTGACTGACACGATGATAGGTAAGGCTGTCGATTTCGTTACCAAGCCGATAGACAATCAAGGTCATACGGCTATAGATAAAGCTTATTCGGAGGCTATCAAGAATCCGGACATGGCCGCTGATTTGGCTTTGTTCTTGATGAATAAGGACGAGTTCCTTAAACAGAAGACTAACAAGGCTAAGATGGAGGTCAATAAGAAGACCATCACTCTTCTTTCTGGCAATAAGGGAGGAAAGCAGAATAAAAATAATATCGATAATGATACTATAGAGGCTAACTTCCTTGATCTGAGTGGATCAAAGAGTGTATAACATTAAAAGATAGATAATTATGAACCCTTTTTTGACAAAAAGTTTCCCGGCTACTGTGAATGGTGATAATGTAATCGCCTTCACCGATGCCAAGAACTATAAGACTTCGCTTGTAGAGCATAACTTAGGCTCATTGGCGAGCTGGTATTATGAGGATCCGGATAAGAATCATTTGGGTCTGTTGAACTTGTTCTCTAATATCGCTAACTATCCTGTCCCGATGTATATGGGTATGATTAATAACGGCGCTACGATCTCCGTTAACGGTATTGGAGCTTCTTTCCGTTATGATCTTCCTGTTACAAAGACATTTGCTGTCGTTACGGCAGAGGATACTTCAGGTCATCACCTGAAACCTGGTATTGATGGTAGCTTGTTTGATATCGTTTTGAATACCTCTGAGTTTACGGCTTATGATGTCATCACCTATGACGCCGCTAACGGCTGTAATATCCTTATCTCAGGTGAGATCCCGTCTAAGACAGAAGGTGATTTGACACGTTATTGGGGTCGTGTTATCGGCGGAAAGGCTAAATACTTCCCTAAAGAGAAATTACGTCCTGGTATCCGTTATTGGAAGATCGGTCATGCTCTTGGTGAGTATAGCACCCAGTTCTCTAAGGTATCTGGAGCTGACAAGGCCGGTTCCATGACCTGTGAGTTCCGTTTAGGAAACCACCGTGGTGTTGAAGGAGAGACAACTATGTATGCTGGTATGAAGTCCATGCAGGCCGCCCAGAACAGCACTTCAGAGTTCGTGGAGACCGCCCTTCGTCGTATGAATGCCATGAGAAGCGAGTATGAGGGTAATATTCCTGATCTGGCTATTATCGGTAAGACTGTTAATGGTAGACTTGATTTGCGTACGGCCAAAGTAGCCTCTACGTTGGAGGTGTTCTGTATGGCTGAGTTGGTTAAGTTGGAGGCAAGACAGTTGATGTGGCAAGAAGGTGGTATTATCATGGATCAAAATGGTCCTATCCATTTGAATGAAGGTATCTATCGTCAGCTTCGCCGTGGTTACACTATCTACTATAGCCGCCCGATGGGTATTACTAAGGATACGCTTATGGCTGCTGCCGCTTATATTTTCCGTGGACGTCAGGATCTTCCTATTACGGAGCGTAAGATTAAGTTCAAGGTAGGAGCTATGGCTATGATCAATTTAGAGAAGTTGATTAGAGAATCTTTCTTCACTACATTGAGTAATTTAAGCTGGGGTATGGGTAGTGACCGTATGCTGCCTTCTAACCCTATCTCTGGTACTAATGACGCCATGATCTTAGGTCCGGTTCAGGTTAAGGGAGCTTTCATCCCGGGCATCGGTAATGTTGAGTTCGAGCACGATCCTTCTTTGGATTACGCTGACATGACAGATCGTAGCGAGTTGGTGAATGGCATGTATCCTAGATCCTCTTATTCTTGTATTATCGAGAATATCACTGACGCTGGATCGACTAACGCGTATTCCGCTATTCCTAATACGGCTAACGCTAAGTTAGGTAATATGAACAACAACGTATTCTATATCAAACCAGAAGGTGTAAGTATGTGGTGGGGTTATGAATACGGTCGTTGGGCACACAAAGCCAACGGTAATGAGATCGTATCATCCTTGCCGGGCATGAAAGAGCAATTCTGGTGCCACTCTGCTTCCGCAGCATGGGTTATGGATAACAGTAAGTTCTTGATTATCGAGCTTCAACCGAACTACTTCGGCTAAGTTTTTTATAAAATAGGTTCGATTCTTCCTATAAGTCTTTATCCTTATGGAGGAATTGAACCACTGTTCCTTCTTTAATCAATAATGTTTATTTCAAACATTTAATGATT